GAGATTAGTTGCACAATGCTGATCGGTTCCAACTACGGCGGCGCATGGCCGATTCTTGCCGACCATCCAGCGCATGGTGAAACGTCGGTGACGCAGGAACCCGGCGACATGGTTGTGTACCGGGGCAACGAGGTTGAGCATTGGCGCGACCCGTTCGACCCAGCCCTGTACGGCGGCGGGCTGGACTCGTACCATGTGCAGGTGTTCACTCATTATGTTGATGCTGACGGCCCGTATGCGTCGTGTGCCGGGGATCAGCGCCTCTGAGCGGTCTGCTATAGTCAGCGGCCCCACCTGCACGAACCGGAGCCTTTCATGGCTGACACAGCGACCTGCACAGATCCTCAGCCGCTCATCTGCAACCTCACCGGCAGCCATTCGGTGTGTCACATGTGCGGGGTGCCGATGCAACGCGCCGGGGCATGTTCGGTGTGTCCGTTGTGTGGCGAAACGTCGGGTTGTTCCTAACTGGGTTGGTTCAGCGTGGTAGCATCCTTTTGTCGGGACGAGTGCCGGGAGGCGCATATGAGTTCAGCGAAACGCGCAGCAGCAGCATTCGGTGTTCTGAAGGGCGACGAGTCGCTGACAATCTCCACGGCTGCGGAGGCGTTGACGTTCTGCCAGCAGTTCTACGGCGACGCTGAGGTTATGGCTGATGGGCGCATTTCTGCGCCGCCATTACCCGATCCACCAACCTAACGAAGTGGGACGAGGCGACGACCTCATGGGTGGAGATCACCGAATGACAAGACCGACAGGAGTTTGATATGAGTCGTGCCAAGTCCGCAGCCTCAGACTACGGGGTGTTGAAGGGTGACGAGGAGTTGGTCGTGTCCAGCACGGCGGTCCCGTTGGCTTCGGTCGCCACCGGGGCGCTGTCGGCTCTGGTAACGAACGGTGCCGAGGCGATCCGGGTCCGGTGGGGGACACCGACGGCTTCGACCGGCCACTATCTGAACCCGTATTCGGTGCTTGAACTCTATTCGTCGATGAACGATGTGAAGTTCATACGCGTCGGGTCGTCGGATAGTACGATCTTCGTGACGTACTTCGGATAGGAGGACGCATGGGTGGACGCATCAGCCAACGAGTGGACCAAGTCTCCACCGGCGACATCTCACAGGTCGTGGCCGGGGATGGACTCTCCGGGGGTGGCAGTTCAGGGTCGGTCAGTTTGGCGGTGGACGCCAACGAACTGACGTCGGTGACTGGGGTGACTGCGGACTACATCGTGATCGAGGATGTGACCGATAACACGACGAAGAAGTGCCTGATCTCTGACATTGCCTGCGTGCTCGGGTGACTAATGGAATGGGTTGGCGCGATCGGGCTGGTTGGGGCGGCGGTCGTGACCGGTGTTTTCACCGTGATCGCTTCCCGGTTCCGGCGGGAGATGACTGTCGTGCATGATGCAAACACGGTCCGAATGGAAGGCTTGGTCGAAGATGTGAGCGAGGTCAAGGCCGATGTGAAAGAGGTCCGCAAGGACTTCCACCGGCACCTCGAATGGCACGCGGGCGTGACGGGGTGCCCTGCCAAGGCTGGTGATCCATGAGTCCGAAGATTCCGACAACGAAGTCGAGCGTCCAACTGGACCTGTTGCATCCGAAGTTCGTCGCCCGGTTGGAGGCGTTCTTCGCTGACCCGCGTATCCGGGGCAACGTCAAGGTGTCCTCGGGTTGCCGTTCCTACGCGACTCAGATGTGGTTCTATAGTCGCTATCGAGAAGGGAGGGGGAATCTTGCCGCTAATCCCAATCGCCGTTTCGGCCCGCTGGGCGCTGACGGCAAGGGCATCTGGCGGGGGTCGTGGCACATGGTTCAGCCCGACGGATTTGGCTATGCAGTCGACCTCCACCGGGCAACGACAATCCTGTCCAAACCTGAGATCAACAAGATCGCAACCGAGTATGGCGTCGTTCCGACGATCAAGAACCGAGACGGGTCCCTCAGGGAGTGGTGGCACCACCAGCCGAGGGCCGGGGTTTCATGGTTCGACGCTCCGGCCCTGCGGGGTGAGCCGACCGAACATCCTGACGCTCCGAAACCGGAGACGGACTGGGCGGGGATCGCCGCCGCCGTTCAGGCGCAGCGCAAACAGGTCAAGGTCCGACCGCTGAGGCGAGGGTCGAAGGGCACCTCGGTGAAGACCACCCAGTCGCGCCTCGGGGCGCTCGGATACGAGTGCGGTCCCGCAGATGGTATCTTCGGACGAAAGACCAGATGGGCTGTGCGCCGATTCCAGAAGGCGCGGGGCCTCAAGGTCGACGGGATCGTCGGAACGGGCACTTGGGACGCCCTGATGCAAAATCGATAACAGGAGGCAACAATGCCATTCTTACTCAACCACAAGAGAGCGGATCGGGTGCCGACGGTGCTCGTCCAAGAGGCCTTGCTCGCGCAGGGGTTCACGCCGGGTCCAGCGGACGGCAGGTTCGGGTTGTCGACGCTGCGGGCGGTTGTCGCCTACCAGCGTCAACACGGACTCGACGAAACGGGAGCCGTCAACGAGGGGCTATACAGGTCGATCACGATGGGCAAGGCACCGCCCGCGAAGAAGGCCGTGGCGAAAAAGGCTACAGCGAAGAAGCCTGCTGCGAAGAAGTCCCCGACCAAGAAGCCAGCAGCGAAGAAGGCCAAGGCATGAGAAGACTGAACCGCACCCAACTAGTCGACGTCTGCGAACGGGCGTTGGCGACCTACGTCCAGTCCGTCCTCGGCCTGTGGATCGCCGGGGCGATGACAGACCTGAGCCTGTCGAGCGTCAAAGCCCTCCTCGTGGCAGCCGCGCCGGGTGCCCTGTCGATCATCAAGGGCTACCTGTCGAGCGTGCTACCGGTCGGCGACGCATCGGCGTCGGTGGTGGCGATAGGTCGGCCCGCCGGGTCGGAAGCCGACTCTGGCATGTATGACTGAGGGCTGATCGCCCACCAGACGGTCGTAGGGGCGTTCTAACGGCCTCGGGGGGTCTGGGACGGGTGCTAACCCTAGATGGACGGGGCTGGCCCTTAGACGGGCTTCTGGCCGAGGTCGCTGATCGGTAGGTTGTAGCAGTCGACCTTTGCGATCCACCCGTTGTCGCCGTCCTGCTCCCCGGCCCGCACCAATCGGGCCTGTTCAAAGAACGCCGCCTTGGCGATCGCTCCGCAGTACCAGCCGCAGGTCATGTCCTCCAGCACCCGCACGAACGCGTAGACGTCGCAGTCCTGACCCGTGTGGCCCGCCGTGACCGAGCACTCGTAGTGCGGGCGAGGCATCGACCGGACCATCTTCGTCTTGACATCGACTGTCACCCCGGACTTCATCACGATGTCGTAGTCGTAGGTGTTGGCCTGCCGACCCCCGACCCGTTCCCGAAAGACCACCTCGCCGAGAAACCCGTACACGGTTCCCTCACCCTCACGAATCGAGTGGTTCAGGACCGGAACCTCGGCGGCGAGCCGTTCAGCCTCGGCGACCATCGCCGGAGTGATGTCGACCTCGATGACCCTCACCGTCGGCCCCCGGAGGGCAACGGTTGGAGCCTGTCGAGTTCAGCCCGGACCTCGGGGAGTGTCTCCCGTCGGAGGGTCGGAGGAACCCCGTCGGCCGGTCGGACGAACTTGATGACGTAAGCCGAACCGGAGCGGCTGATCTCCCCGACCTCAAACTGGTACCGATCCGGGTGGCTGAAATACTCGGAGCGGGTCAGCCCGTCGGGTATGCGCCCAACCGCCCGCCCGTAGCAGGTCTCGTGGTGGATGACGTACCGGCTCTTGTTCATGCTGCTTGCCTCCTGCGGCGGGCCTCGACCCTACGCTCCTTCTCCGTCATCCCGCCCCACACGCCGAATCGCTCCCTGCTCGCCAGAGCGAAGTCGAGGCACTCGGCCCGAACCGAACACCCGGCGCAGATCGCCTTGGCTGCTGTCGCCGGTCGTCCAAGGTCGAGGAAGAACAGGTCGGGGTCGGCGTCGGCGCACGCAGCGTCGACCGTCCACGGTGCGGGGATCAGCGTATGCGGCGCGAGGCCTTCGACGAGTTGGCTGTCTGCTATCGGCATCACGCCACCGCCTTTGCTGTCGTGCCCCGTCGTCCGACGACGAACTCGTCGGCAGCGACGATCTTCGTCGTAGCGATCTCAACGAGGTGGACCTTGACGCTGTTGTCCCGGTAGCACTCGACCACCCAGCCTTCGTCGCGACGGGTGCCCGGCTTGCGCTTGAGTTGGACGTAGACGTTGGTGCCCGGCCTGAGGATGCGTTGGCCGTCCCGTCGGATCTCATCGACGATGACTCGTTCCTCGGCTTCACGCCGACCGGTACATAGGGCGACGTTGTGGGCGACTGCCTCGGCAACCGGAAGCACCCGGTCACCAATGACGAATCTCATCCCGGCTGCGACCGATCTGGCGACGGCGCAGTAGCCGCACACCGACGGTCCGTACTTCGTATCACGCTGGCAGGGTGGGTCGGTGAGTTCGGGGAACTGAACGCTCACAGCAGCACCTCGATCTTGCCGACCGGAAGGAAGCCGTTGTCGAAGTAGCGCCGGAGCGCGTTGATCTGCTCCTGCGCCGTCTCGGTGGACACGATGACCACCGTGTCGGGGACGAGCACCGGCTGGCCGTTGGAGACGACCCGGAGCGAGGTCCAGTGACCTGTCGAGGTCTGCTGGACTCGGTAGGTGGTGTTCATGGTGGCTGCCTCCTTCATCACTTGGTCTCTCGCAGGCAGGCGGCGCAGTCGATCGGATCGTCGGTGCGGTTCCACGCCCCGTCGGAGGGGCAGTCCTTCGGGCGGGCTCCGCAGACCGGGGAGCCGGTCGGGTGACCGTGGAGGTCGCGGGCCGGGCGGCAGGCGTGGACCTTGCCGGTGTAACCCGTGCGGGCTGCGAATAGCGCGGGTGCGCCGAATGCATCTCGCATGAGGCGATCGTAGGTGGGTAGGTGCTTCATGGTGGCTGCCTCCTTGTGGCTGCTCGTTGTTTCCATGCCTCCATTATACACAAAGACCTAGCCCTGTCTAGTCATCCCCCGACTAGGCGATCCCTGAACAGGGCAAACGCCCCCGAAATCGGGACAAAACCGCAGGTCAGAAATAGTTTCAGAAAGTTTCACGAACAAGGGCCGCAACTCTGTCGCAGCCGTGCCGTAACCTGTTCTCAGCGGTCGTATCGACCGACCACTACCAGATTGGAGACACCCATGAAACCTCACGAGGCTGCCGACCAGATCGGCAAACTCGCCGACCTCCTACTCGATCCCGTGGACTCGCAGATCGAACTCGTTGACCTGATCGAGATGGTCGACCGGCTCGACGAGGCAGCCCGGAATATCCGGTCGGCGTCCACCGCAGCGAAGGCGCTCGCCAACCGCCTGATCGACAACGCTGGCGAACAGCGCGTCGTCCTCGGTTCCGGGATTGTCGCCGAACGCACCGGATCGTGGCGACGGTCTGACATCGACCGGGCGGGCCTCGTCAAGTACGTCCGCACCGCAGCCGCGCTCGATGACATCCGAATGGACCCCAAGACCGGGGAACTCCGACCCGCCGAGGCGGTCACCATAGACCTGTACGAGCGGTGCTTCCGGTTTGAGCCGAAGTGGAAAGAACTCAAGAACCTCGGGGTGAACGACGACGAGTTCTGCTCCCGCGAGTTCGTCGCCTCCGTCAAGATCACGAAAGCGAAGGTGCTCTAATGACAGACCTGATTCCAATGTCCGAGACAGCGACATTCGACCTCATCATGCGCCAGTCGGAGGTGCTCGCCCAGTCGACGATCATCCCGGCTGCGTACCGCCGCAAAGGTGCCGACATCGTGGCAGCCGGACTAGCGGGTCGGGCGTTCGGATGGGATGCGATGACCTCGATGCGGCAGTTCCATGTCATCGAGGGAACGGCGAGCCTGCGACCCGAGTCCATGCTCGGCCTCGTCCGGCAAGCCGGACACTCCGTCACCGTCGAGGTCCACCCCGAAGGCGCGGTCGCCCACGGCACCCGCGCCGACACCGGAGACGAACACTCGGCGTCGTTCACAATGGCCGACGCTGCGGCTGCGGGGCTGGCCGGGAAGAAGAACTGGAAGCAGTATCAGGACGCCATGCTCACATGGAGGGCGGTGGCGAAACTCTGCCGGGTGCTGTTCCCCGACGTGGTGCTCGGCGCAGGATATGTCCCCGAGGAACTCGGAGCAGAGGTCACCGCAACCGGTGAGGTCATCGAGATCGAACCAGTCGACCCGGACCTGATGCCCGTCGCCGAAGCCAAGCACGCCGTTCTGGAAGCAGTCGGTGGAGACAAGGAACTGGCCCGTACCCGGTGGGACGAAATGGTCGGCGACGAGCCACCCACCCGATCGGCTATCGCTGAGGTGTTGGATGCACTAACATCCTCGTCCCCCGCTGAGAACGACGAGACATAGAGCAAGGCCGAGACAGCGGACGGTGGTCGTACCGCTGCCTCGGCCCGCTGAAAGGGATGGAGACCCCGTGGGAAAACATACACCACCACTCCGACGACGGTGGACGAACGCTGAGATTGTGGTCTTTCCGACAGCGATCCTCGCTGAGAAGTTGTCACCGACCGGCCTGCGCCTGTGGATAGCCCTAGCGCAGTTCGCCAACGACGACCGACAATGCTGGCCGAGCCGTCGGACGCTTGCCGAGATGCTTCCAGCGGGGGTAGCGCTTGGCACGATCCGGCGGGCGCGAGCCGAACTGGAAGCCGCCGACCTGCTGCGTGTCGAGTACCGAAATGATGAGCGCAACGGGCGTGAGACGACCCCGCTCTACACGCTGATGATCCCCGTAGGGGAGGGGGGCGAAAATAGGCAGGGGGAGGGGGACCAAAATGCACCCCACGAGGGGGACCAAAATGTACCCCCTATGAACCTAACCAAAGAACCTCACCAGAAAGAAAAGGTCGTTGACGAAGTTCGGGTCGTGTTTGAGGCGTGGGTGGAGGCAACCGGGAAGCACCGAACCCGAACCCGGCTCGACGACAAGCGACGTCGCACGATCAAGAAGGCGCTGAAGGACCACCCAATCGAGGATGTCCTCGATGCCGTGGTCGGCTGGCAGCACGAGCCGTTCTACTGCGGTGAGAATGACCGGGGCCGATCGTTCAACGACCTCGGCCTGCTGCTCCGAGATGCCGAGCATGTCGAGCGGTTCCGGGACATGGCGCGGGCCGGGGCGGTCAGCCCTCCGGCCAAGACCGACCCGAACGTCAAGTTCGACGAGGACGGAAACAAAATGCGGTTCGCCTCTGGCACCGGCTGGATTCGAGTTCCATGATGCGCCGGTTGGCTATCGGGGCCGGGGCGACGATGGTGCTCGTCGGGTTGGCGGGTTGTGACGAACCACCTGTCAGTGTGGTTCGCGAAACATCCACCGAACCTGTCACGATGACTACGACGACGCTGCCCGCTGACGACCAGCCGGGTATGAAACAGGTCGTGAGCCTCGGAACACAACCACGGCGGGCCACGACAACCCTGACCACGACAACTACCACGACGGCCATTGTGGCGACCACCACCACGACCAAACCTCCGGTCACGACAACCACCGAGTCGCTTGCGGCGCGGCAGTTCCAGATGTACGAGCGTGGATCTGCCGTTGCCCGGCTTCAGGAACAGATCGGCATGGAATCCGTCGACGGGATCTACGGCCCGGTCACACGCCGCGCCCACATCGACCACCTCGGAGGACCACACGAGGCGCTCGCCGTGTTCTACCCGGACCTCGCCTACCCGGTCCCGACAGGCAACACGACCCTCGACGAACTCATCGACCGGCACTTCCAACCCGGCGACAGGGCGTGGGCGACGAGGGTGGCGTTCTGCGAATCGAGTGGGCTACCGCACCACACCGGGTCAACCGAGGTGTCATCGGCGTTTGCGATCGGCTGGTTCCAGCACCTCGCAAAGTTCTGGTCTGAGCGATCTGAGAAAGCCGGGGTGTCCGGTGCCAGCCCGTTCGATACCGAAGCGAACGTCGCTGTCGCCGCGTGGCTGCTCTACGAGGGTGGCGGTACACGGCATTGGAACCCGAGTCGAACCTGTTGGGAGAAAGGATGAGGAAACTCGTCGTAGGCGTATTCGTGGCTCTGCTGGTCCTGTTGGGTTCGGCGCTGCCGGAAGCCAACGCCGACCACGATCAGGTTTACGCGCCGTGCGACCCGGAAGATCCGAGGCCGTTGTATGAACGAGTCTGGTATCTGGACTACCAGTCCGGCGAGGCGCTTCGCTTCGACGACCCGTGGTGGTCTGAGCGGGTCGGTGCCTACACGAACTGGGGCCACCAGTGCACGTTGGGTACAGCCGGGGTCTGGCAGGCTGCGCCGATCCTGCCCCTGCCCCACCCGCCGACCCATACAGTCGAAACTCGACCTCCGACGACGACGGTTGTCCCGACCACCACGACGACAGTTGCTCCGACGACGACTACCGAACCCGTCACGACGACGACGGCACCGCCGACCACGACGACGGTTGCCCCGGCCACAGACCTCGGCGGCGGGATCGGATTG